CACAGCTACAAACAGCCATGCCAGAGGAGAACAAATTTTTCTATGCTATACAGAGCGACAAAACGTCGTGCTCTATTATAGCAAATTTTGAGATAAAGTTAACAGGGTTAACATTACATCTAGTATTAAATACTAGGTGATATGATGTTGATATTGTTAGTTAAGGCGCAACTGTTAGTATTTTTCTCCACCCTGAAGGAGCGTAGATATATAATCCGCCATCTTCTTGTCTATAAACTATATCGCCTTTTTTAGGGTATTGCGGTAAATCTGAACTACACATCAATGAAGCGACACCGCCTTGTGATATTCTAACATTTTTGGGTATTATACCATCATACACATATACATTTTGTGGTAAAACATTGTTATAAGCTGTAAGAACAATAGGTTGTGTTAAGTTTACCAATGAATATCTATCGTTAGAACCTGTGAAATAATTGTTTATCACAACAAGGCTAGATATTGACCTACTCCCTAAGGAAATAAATTCAGTTTTTAGCGTAGTTACAGTGTTATTTTGAAAGAGAAAGGTATTCGCCGCCGTTAATTGTAAAAATGAATATGCTGAGTATCTTATAAAATTACCCACCATATAGCAATTTGTATTTGGCGTTTGTGTTTGAATAACTCCGTTCATAAATACATTGTCAATAAAGTAAAAAGGACCACTTGAATTTAATAATACAATGAATGAATTTTTGTTATCGTTAAAAGTGCAATTTCTAAAGTATGTTGAGGTGACATTGGCGTCAAACACAATATTGTATTTATCAGGTGACATGCAATCCCCAAACCTACAATTTATTATCTTCGTTGTAGCTATTGGGTTATCGCTCAATCCACCATATGCGGTTAAATTTCTGTTGGCGTTATTTTCAAAGTAACACCCATCTATTGTTACATTTAATATCTGTGAATCTTTAGTAGATGGCTCTAAGTCTATACCACTTTGCGGAGCTGTACCATTTGTATTGGTAAACTTTGAGTTTTTTATAACAATATCTACACCTGCTTCTATGCTTAACCCCTGTCTTCTGTTCATATCGCTTATTACATTTTTTATTGTAATGTTATGTGGGGTTCTTGTGTAGGTGGGTAACGTTGTTTCACTAGTCAAGTATTGTATATTTATACCGTCTCCCCAAGCTTTAGAAACTTTTGTTCCGTCAATGGTTATATTTTTGCTTCCGCTGATTGCTATAAGATACCCCCATTCACCTTTATACTCTCCTATGTGCTTATCTCTATCCCCAAGTATACTTCCACCTTTTATAGTTATATTACTGCTATTATATATGCGGTAACCTACATACATTTGATAATTGTTTGGGATAATAGACATAATCGTATTGTTTCCATGCTCTAGAGTTAGCCCATTTAATAGTTTTATACCCCCGCTATCCCTAAGATATGTTCCTCCAGCTGGCGGTTTAGAATGGTCAACACCGTCAATCATATATGTCCCATCAGGTATATACAAATAGCTATCTCCTTTATCACAAACAAATTTTATTGCATTTTGTAAAGCTTCTGTCACATCTGTTACGCCATCTCCGACTATCCCAAATTGTAATGCATTCATTTTATTTTCTGGTATTAACTGTGCATAAAGCTTAGTGCCAGATATTGGGAAAGATGGATATATCGGTTTAGTGGCTGTTATAAAAAATGACGCTCCCCCATTATCGTTTAGTTCTGAATATCCTAATGTTTTTACAACTGAGCTAGCTCTTATACTTTTTCCACCAGCTATAAGTTCTTTTGTAGTTTTTAATGTTACGGCAATTTCTAAATGGTTGGCAATCAACGTTTCTAGCGTCCCATCCGCCATCCATTCTTCAAGCTTATTGTCAACTAGATTTTTCAACTCTTTGTCCAGCCACTCCTTAAGCTCGTTCATCCACCCAATAATTTTTGTTTGATTTTCAATTACTTCATTTAATTTATATTGTATCTTTAATAGTTTTTGGTAACTATCCAAATCATCATCAAAATATATTGGTAAAACGAACGTGTTATAAAAATATAGTGGGGTTATTGTATCTCCTGCGTATTTCATTTTAATCTCCTTTCCTCAATAAATCAACATAAACAATTCACGAAGCTCATTAAATACCATTTCATCCACATTTCTTAAGGATTCGTAGTATTCCATTAACAACGCCTGTTGTGAACGGCTTGAGAAACCTGTGTTGTCATGCTCATATGTTTCTTGGTTGTTACTTGTCGCATTAGCCGTTTGGCTCGCGTTCTGTGTTGAATTTGCTGTACCCTCGTTTTGGGTCGAATTAGTAGCATAGTCACCGCCATGTAATGTGGTTTGCGGTAAGTCCGAATAAACTTGGCTATTGTTACTAGTATCCTTTTGGGTTACGTTTCCGTTAGTCCTTGAATCGCTAGTTAAGTTGTTGTTACGCGTATATGTTTCATGCATTTGCGTGTCAATCAGCGGGTCATACTTTATTGCCACGGCTTCGTACATCTTATTGTACACGGGCATGATAAGATTTAACTTCTCCCGGAGCTGGAATTTCCAAGCTCCTATGGAAGTTATATTTATTTCATGGAAGTAAAAGTGCCTTACCAGCTTTTCCTCAAACTCCGTTCTATATGATTCAGAATATATCGGGAAATCAAAATTGAATATCTGCGGTAACGCAATAGCAATTTTCCGGTCGGTTGAAATTTCTGGTGTCTCCTGTGAATAGCTTTCCACCATCCATCGAACGCTAATCGTGTATTGGTTTCTATCATCAAATATCATATTCCAGCTCACTTTCTACGTACCCTTCAATTTCCTGCCCGTCAAGCTCTTGAGCGGCGGATGGATTGAAAGCACGATTTACTAGAGTATCCAGATTACTTCTAAATATAACATCAATATTTTGCCCGAACATTTTGTTGATTTCCTTGCAAGCCTGCCTCCTTATGGATAACCCGCTATTACGATACATTTCAATTGCGCCGCCAGAACCATTTACTTCACCCTCTGTCCTTCTCTCCCTTTTGTCTGTGTTAGTATTCTCAATTCCTAAGGCAGTTAAAGCATCATTCCAAATTGCTTGATACATAAACCAAAGCTTATCTGCTACATATGGGGCTTCCGTGCTGATGGACTGGAAAGCTTCTTTGAAATCTATTCCTTGACTTTTGTCTGTCAGAATAACAGGCACGTTCCCGTCATACTGTTCATATGCTTCATTTATGGATTGTCTATTAGCTATAGTGGTTGACATTGCTACAGGGGTCTTCTGGGCATTTATGTTTACATCGATAGCTCTTAGGATATTTGTAAGTCTCCTAGCGTACAGGTCTATCGTCATTATTGTAGGTTTACGAAGATAGTTGTTGAATATAAACACGCTATCAAGGTCAGTCCTTACATCGAAGTAATCAGAAGTAACTGAATACGGGTAACGCCTTGTAGGCGTACGGTATATATCCAGCTCACCATCGAACATACATGGAAGAGTGATGTCTCCCAGCACCTCGTCGTGAAAGTATAAAGCGTATCCTTTGTACATCAGAGTTAGCTCTAAGAACCTTTCATCTATCGTATCCGGAAGGTTTATCCATTCGTAACAGTTCATGCACAGCATGGAAAGCCTACCAAATATGTCGGCATAAGTCGCGTCATTATTCAACATCGCTTTTATTTTTCTTCTTTTACTTGACATTATTTGTTGCTCCTTCCATAGTCCCCAACGAAGTCTCCGTGCCAGAATGTAATACCGTTGTTGAGGGTTGCTTTAATTTTAGTCATGTCGCCGAATGGTACACTGCCCGTAACTGTAGCGGATATTGTCTTAACGTAATTCCAGCTAGGCCGCCCTGTTATATTTGGCACTTTAAGGCGGTTTGTCTTATACCCGAAACGGTCAAAGAAATCATCAATACGTTGTGCAAACTCTGAACGAATTGTAGCACTGCAATACTTAGGTGCAAGGTCATTGTTTGCCATCAGGGCGCTTGGCGAATTAGTTCCTGAATACGTAGGTGGTAAAGCTTTCTTGAGCGACACCTCTCGGAAAGCATCAAAGGTCGTTGCCAACATATTTCCTATACCAGCGCCAACACCAAGGGGGTTGCCAGCCATGGCTGAACCTACTGCCCCCACTGCCCCTCCGATTAAACTGTTCCCGAAGTTAAAGGCTGTTCCCACAACTCCTCCATTTTGAGCCAACCAGGCTTTGTACGTGTCAATATTGAACGAACACTGTGGAAACCCTGTGGTGCACATTTTGTAAATGTCCTTACCATTTCCACGATAGCCATTCGGTGAAATATAAATGGATGGGTTAGGCGTTACATCCCACTCCACCTCGAACGTAGGAGAAGATGGGTTGCTAAAGTACTCGTATTGATATTCACATGAGCTACCTGCTCCATCAAATGCAATTAGCTTTACATATGGGTCAGTGAACAGTTTGTTATTCCTTGGCGTGTATCCGTCTAGGGTGGTTGGTCTAGCAGGCGCATTGTCGGTTAATGTTCCGTCATTTATCATATTACCCCAAGCCACAAAGATTGACACTACTGAATCAATTTTATTGCTTGTGGTCAACTTTTTAAGATAATCATTTACCGCGGTCACTCCGCTATCGGAAAAATCAAACCAATGATAGCCGCACCCCTGATACATGCCGTGAATGATTGCGCCGCCCTCATAGCTCGTACCATCCAAAGCAGTTGTACTAGCTACACATATACGTTTTACATTTCTAATCTTGGATTGGGAAACGGCATTGTATGTGTACTCCCCATACTCCAATCCCTCAGGAACTAGGTTGGCACCGATAGTATCATTTGATATGTGCTCACGCTCGACCATACATTCTTTTACTGTAAAGTCAAAATACCATGTCTGCCACACATCCAGTTCAAATGTTATATTGCTTGTGTTGATGTTGACAAAATCAATAGCAGTTATAAATGCGTAAAACCATTTGTTCCCAAAGTTTTTGTTCTGAAACATTAGATAGTTACAGTCATACAAAGAATCCGCAACCACATCCACGGCAATCTGGTTTTGCATCCTGACTGGTGTCATATTTACCTTGTTGTATTTTGTTTTTTCTGAAAAATACGTATATTGCGCTGATGCGCTAGCAAACGTTAGAGTGTCAGTATAACTGTTATCTAATGGTACGCCGCTCAGGATGCGTACATTCGTGAGCGGCGATATCGTTGTGATAAAATCCATTAAGCCGCGATGGTAATTGTTGCCGCGTCTTTCTTTTTGTTGTCCAGTGCGGATGTAGCCGTTACTGTCAGTTCTGTATTAGCTTCATCTCCTGCAATGTATAACAGACCAGTAGAAGAAATAGTGGAAGTAGTTTCACTTGTGCCTGATACTGTCCAAATGACAGACTTGTCGGCAAACCCCTCAGTAACCACTGTAGCTGTCATTTGTAGGGTAGCCCCTTTGCTTAGAGTAGCCGTTTCAGGCGATACCGTTACACTTGTCACGCTGGATGTCTGGTCAGTGTACATCATCGCATTATTGAACGGTGATACGCTAAAAATCTTCCATACGTGGTAAATGTTTTGCCAGTACATACCCTCTGGGTTGTATATCTCCTTGTACGTCATAAGCACGTCGAAAATCATAAACCAGTTTTTATCGAATGTCACGGCAGGAACAGAGCCTAACAGAGCAAGCTGGGCTTCCGTGAATCTTGTGTACTCTGGGTCATTGCCTAACAGTTTGTCCAGCCTGTCAAGGTCAAAGATATCAAACCCATCTATCATGACGTGTCGTGCTTCGATTTCCGCCCTGTCCATGTTGAATGCGGAAGCTAGAACGTTGAAGTTGTTAAGTGCGCCGAATTTAGCCGACGTCATAAGAATCAAATCTTCCGGTCTGCTGAATGTCGTTACTTTTGCGATATTATATTTATTACTAGGGAAACGGAACATATAGGAAGCTTCTGCCATCGTAGTTGCAACTTCTTTGACCGTATCCGCTGTAACTGCCGGAATCTGTGTTGACTTGATGAATCCACCCAGAATCATTTTTGCAATCAGGTATTTTGTAGTAAGAAATTCGTCATACTCGGCGCCGCTGTACAGCGATTCATATAATCCACCGATAAGGTCATATACACCCTCAGGAGATAAGAACGCCTGTCTGAGATTCTCCTCACTGATTGACTTCTTGTAAAACTTTTCGTAGTTCAATGTGTGGAAAGCTGTATAGACATCACCTGTCTCCAGTTTGAACACGTTAGTCTGTGCTTCTACAATGTTGTAGTCGTGCGGTTCAGCCATAGCAACGAAGATTTCTTCTACTTTCTCACCAAAGGTCATTAGACCCCGCTTCAATGCTTTCAAGCTTGAACGATAAGCTTTTGATGTCAACAAGACCATACCGATTCGGTTTGCTAGACTAGAATATAACTGGTTCGGATAAGCTGGATTGTTCATCACCACTTCTCCAATTGCCGCCAAGTTAGTTCCATCAGCTAACGCTTTTGGAACGTCCTGAGCGTATGTGCCACCAATTTCAGCTCTCGCCGCATTCAGAATCTGTGCCGTGTTTGCTTCTAAGTTTTTTGCTGTAGGTATTTTTGGCATTTTAATCACTCTCCTTATTTAAACAGGTCATCGTATGTGACCTCGTTAATTACCCCTCCGCCATCGTCGCGGCCTCTTTCTAAGTCATTCCGCATGTCTTCCAGGTTTTCTTCCTTGATACGACCCATAAAACGGTCAATGTATCTCTGCTTCAATTCACGATACTTCGCTTCCCAGTCAATGACATTTTCTTTCGGGGTGTCCACCACATCATTGTCCTGTGGGCCTTGCACGATATCTTTAGAATCGTCTTCGTTGTCTTCGCGTGTTGCTTCTCTTGCAACCCATTCATATTCTTTGTTTTCTCCGTCATAAGTTTCGCCGTAACGTGCGAGCATTCCCTCACGTTCGTCTAGTTCATCCTTAAGCCGACGGAAGTCTTCTTCCATATCTGGGGTAAGCTCTCCGCTGTTCATGATACGTGTAAGCAATTCCTCATACGCTAATCTTGTTCTCATTATCTTATTCTCCTTTTCAAATAATATATCCAAGGCAGTTTATTTCCCTTAATGAAAGGTGGTCTACTTCCACATGGGATATAGATAAAACCCTGAAATGTTAGCCCTGCCATACTGTAATCAGGCGGTAGGTTGTAGGTGATGAAATATTCTGCCCCATAGTTACTGTTGCTTGTTACGATACTGCCGTCGCTGTTGATAACCTCAACGACTCCGACATGTCCAGTTCCTACGATACCGCCGCTATAACATATGATAGCCCCTAGCTTCGCTGTACTACCTCTTGAGTAACCGTCCTGCGTGTATCCGAACCACTGGTCAGCGTTTCCTAAAGATAGGGTGGGCTTTTTACCCATTATCTCGTAGGCTCGACCCCACGCATAACAAGTACAGTTCGGCAATCCATAGCCCGCTAGGTAAAAAGGATTTTCCGAATACCAGTATGGGTTATTTATCATACCGTTATCGGTAAGACGGGGCGTGAATACGCACCCGCCACCGATGTAGTCATACCACGTTAGCGCATCAGCCATTCGTTTTTCATAATGGTTTGTGGATGGGTCATAGCTAGGTCTCTCATATCCAACCATGAACAGAACGGCTAGCTTGTCTGCAGTCCAGCCCATAGAATTAGACAAAAACTGACTGCCTGTAATGCCTATCATGTCGCCGGTAGCTCCGCTATTGTAATATGGTTGAATGAATGCTTCGGCCGTGTACCACTCCGCCACACCACTTACATTCCGTATTTCCTGTGGAATAACCTTAAGTTGCACATCACCACTGGTATAAGGTGAAAGCCCGAGGGTGGCACAGTGTTCTTGAAGAACGCTTTTTGGTGTCCACTGCACAAGACCGTATCCACCCCCGCCCCCTTCTTCCTCTCGTCCAGGGTTCACGCTACTTTCATTTTGCATGTTGCCAAGTATGGCGGCAATCGTTGCATTATCAAAGCCCATGTCTTGATAAGTGGATATAACGATATCAGCATTGTTTTCCATTTCCTGCTGATTCAGCCCACCCGCTCGTGATATCCAAGCCATATTACTTTTTGAGGTTTGACTTTGCAAAGGCTTCTGTGCCACCTGTTGGGTAAGACACAACAACCCTATCGCCGATAATCTCAATAACATCCAGTTTCATGCCTTTTACATCCGCAATGAGCTTTACACCATCATAGTTGACTGCTTCTTTGGGGGATACCTTGTCACCGACCTTGATTTCTGTAGTAGGCTTCTGGCTGTTCCCTTTGTGCAAGCCCTTGAGCAAGGTTGGATAATCGTAATATGCGACATCCAAGTCCAGAGGGTCACCTCTGTACTGCCACATGCCGCAAGGGATTGACGGTTCAGAAACACCCCATTCTGCCAACCATAAGTCAACCGACTTCAATCGTGCTTCGTTCACAGCTTTTAACTGGTTGTAAAAAGACCTGTTACAATATAGGAGCAAATAAGTTTTGCACTCCTGCTCGACTACTTCTTTCCAAGCCTTTAATACTTCCATTTCGCTAGCGTACGTGATGCCGTTGTTCTTTTTCCAATTTGCGCCATCGTCCCACTCTAAATCCAGAGCAATAGGATATGTGTTCCCATATCGGGAAATTAGGTTCATACACTTGTGGGCTTCGTCTTTTGCTTCTTTGTAGTTACGTGCGTAGCTAAAGTGATAAAAGCCGTATGGTTTACCATGCTTTTTGCACAACTTTACATTGTCTTCGAGTTTTTTGTCAATAGCAAAGTGCCCCCAAGAGGAACGAATCATTACAAAGTCCGCCCCTTTGATTGCCGTTTCGGCGTTGCCGTTGTGTTCTGAAATATCAATTCCTTTTTTACTCATAGTCATTCACCTTTCTTCATAGTTTCTTTAAGCGCTATCAGCGCTTGCGTGTTGTTGTTAATCGCTTCTGTAACTTCAAGCATCTCCTTCGTATGCTGTTCGTTCAGTGTCTTAACATCCTCACGGTTCTTGTCTGTCTGGTACTTGACATACCACGCCATAGCACCACACATCACAATAGGGAATCCAACTGTCGTTATTGCTTGTAACCACGCATCCATGGTTATCACCACCTTTCAACTGTACTATATCACATTACAAATACATTTTCAAGACATTTAGGAAAATTTCTTTACATTTGTAATTTTCAAAGAATAGACAACTGTTTTGGTAGTACTTGACAGCAACATCAACCATAGACCCATGTTTGCTTTTAACTAGCATCGTGTTTTCGTTATGTCCATCCACGGTAAGAGCATAAATCAATTTGCATTGTGGGTCGACATCCTCTGATATCCACATCTTACCAAGCTTATAGGATATCCACGCGCCCATGGTCTGTTCGTCATAAATAAATGTAAAGAACGGCACACACTGTTCTTTCTTTCCAATAAAACCGGCTTTCTCCGCCTGAAACTTGTTGTGCAACGAGAATGACCCATAAGCTGTACCGCTTATCAGGCTTCCAACAGCTGTCTGCTCACGGTATTTAATAAAATCTTCATCTGCCGCTAGATAAATCATTGCTCTACCGTCCTTGGATTTGCTCACGTTTTTACCATATGGTTTTTCGACCCCATAATATAATGCATATGGGTTGTATATCGTTGTGGCATTACCAAGCAGGTATACCTCTACTTTTTCACGGTTACGAAAAACGGTATCTATCAGCCCGCTTAACAGCATAGGTTCCTGTTTTAGGTAACGCTCAGTCTGCCCCTCCTCAATTAAAAATTCGTCAAACATAATAGCATCAACATCAGGAAAGGAAGCCCGCTTAAAATCCTTAGCTAATGACAAAGGGATAAAGTAACACATTTGTTCATCCCCATAATAAGCACCCTTTGATTCGCACTTTATGTCTTCATCAAAAAGCATAGCGTCATTGATATCCTCAAATATATTCGTCGTGCCAAGTATGCGTTTCATCTGGCTGTCCGTTCTAAAAACATACACAAACTTACGTTGGCGTTTCACAAATCTATTTATCAGATGCTTCTTGACGCCAAAGGTCTTTCCGCAACCTCGTACACCCAGCACCATCATAATAGGCACGTTATGTGATAGCACACTATTTATATCCAGCCATTTTGGTTCAGCCATTTAATCACCTCTTTTGTAAAAGAAAAAGCAAAGCTAATACAGTTTGTCATAGCATTACCAGTGCAACAGTATCGGGCAGGAGTTACCCTGTGGTATCCCAACCTGTATGACAATTCAACCATAATAACCTTGCTACTATATTGTAGCACACTATGGTTGAATTGTAAATACCTTTTTAACAAGTGTGATGCCATTCTTTGTCATAACAGGCATTAACTTCCCATCAAACCAGTTAGACGGTCTAAAGTTATCATACGTTACATATTTATAACATTGTTTAGGCATACCTGCACAGGTTATATTAAGGATACGTGTATCCCCATCCACCTCATAAAACTGCCATGGCTCCGCCTTTTCTTCTTGCACCATGGATTCCATTGTTTCACGTGAAACGCTTTCTTCCTCAATATAGGTCTTGGCACGAATAAAATATCCTCTTACCCAGACCCTTTCCAAATCCCACCAACCAAGCTTTGTGGAATCAATGTCAAGATTAGTTGGCAACTCTGTTCCGGCAAGGTGCAAGCTGTCAGTATCCATATAAATAAACCTGTCATAATTTTTCTGAGCGGAACGCAACGCTTTATCTCTCCCATAACTGGTAATAAAAGACACCACTGGCACATAAATACTATCACGCTGTTCTACTTCACCCAATTTGAAACGTAGCTTTTCGTCATAATATGGTATTTTCTCCTGTACCTCGGGGCGTAACCCAAATTTACCCGATAGGGAGTTCATCATATCCTTAGCAATCTGGCGTAGACCTTTGTTTCCATCCTTGGTAGCCTGTGCCTTTATCGCATACCACTTGTCGATGTACTCCTTGAACATATTTTTTGATTGCATAAACTTATACCCGCCTATCCAAGATACATTGTATACGTTGTAATGGTCTAAAAATAATTTCAAGTCAACGCTTGTCAGGGTAAGCTCAACGATGTTACCGTCGGATGATTCTAAAAAATCTGTACCTCTAAACAAGCCCGAGTGCTTTAGTTGTATCGTCGGGATATAACCCTCTTTCAACTCAAAGCTACAGGATAGCTTTTGTATATACAATGGATATAACTTATCCTGCCTATACTTACCTGTATAATATATCGGCTCTCCAAATGGCAAGAACATTTCATACATTGCCCAAGGGTACATACTATTTACATCCAACGTTATACCGTCCGCAATCTCTTGATTAGCAAAAATCTTATGAACTTGTGTTGCCCCGCCCTTGTATGACTTCCTGCAAAAAGCGTCAATTTCAGGCGCCAGCACAGGGAACCAGCGTTTAAAATTCTTCTTCCCGATAATCTCCTTATAGTCATATAACGCATTACTACCTTGGGTTATCTTAGTCAACCCCTCGGTAAAAAGAATGTGCAAAGCCTGAGACATGATGGCAACATCCGCATGTTGATATTCCCATTCTTCATCGGTTGGTATATACCCCTTTGGTCTAGGCTTATCATAGTCAATTTCCAGCTTGCGGAATGTTAGACCGTAAGCTTTAGCTATCTGTTCAACGCTCAGGCGTATCAATTTCAAGCTATCGTAAAATGTCGTAGTAGTATCGCCAAAACAGACAGTAACGGAATAAAATTGACCCATGTTCGATATAAGGGTAGAAAATTCATGCTTATTTAAAGTCCGCTTATTTGACCAGCTGTAGCCATGCGTCAATAGATACGACAATATATAACTACTATCAAACTTTAGATTGTGAAAATAAATTATCCTATCTTCCAACGAGCAGTATTCGATAAAACTTTCAATGTCTATTCCTCTGCAAAAATTATCGGGGTTACCAACTACACAGCTTTCCCATGCCCAGACATGCGCAGTTTCTGGGTCGGTGGTAGTCTCGAAGTCCGCTGTGTAACGTATCACGAGAACCTCTGTTTATTCTTGCTCCACCAATCTTCCCACTGCTCCGTTATCATCTCGTACCGTTCGCCTACCTCGTTAGGGTTATACATTGCGGTGATTGTCAAAAAGTAATTTTCAAACCTTGCTTGAGAAACAGCGGCAGGAGATAACCCCTTAACAAAATCATACAAGGAATCGTCTTCTCCGACCCCTAGTTCTTTCCGCATTGCCCCTAGATACTGCCAATAATAGTTTTTGTCGATAACTTCTGGATGCTGGACACGCCTAAGCTGTTTTTCCATGGACGCCACAAACCTATCAAAATTTCCTTGTTCCATTTCCTTAAAGTTAAACGGGCGGATAAAGAAATTCGTTTCGGCAATCTCTCGTCGTGTTGTGTTCTCGTCTGATACCTTATCAAAATAATTCTTGATTCGCCTGTTGGTAGCGTTCGTCAAGATACGTGCTTCTCGTATCTCGTACTTTGTCCGTACCTCTCCTGTACCAGAATTTTCTAATTCAAACGCACCTTTCTGATGCACCCGTTTCAGGCTATTCACGATTCTGTTATAATCTGCTCGAGTGTCTATTTTTGCACGCACTTCCTCATACGTTAACTGCTTAGGTGCAAACATAGCCAACTCAGGTTTCTTGTTCAATTCTCTTGTGATTCTACCATTATATGATGCAATAACTTTTTGCAAGTTACGCCTATCAGCGTACTTCCACCTTATCGCCATTAAATCACCCCTTACAAAATAAGGGGCATTTGCCCCTTATAATTACTTAGCTAAACCAATATGGTAGTAACGTTTAGAACCTTTGTCTTCCTGTTTGATAACCACTTTGATTGGTTTTTCCTTTGTTGGATATCCTACAAAGCTAAAGAGCTTCTGCAAGTCACCGAAGATGCAGATGCTACCTGTAGCGTAGCTTTCCCCTTTATCGTTAAAGAGGATGCAACGTGGGAACACTTTTTCTTCACCTGTTTTCTCGTCATATGTTTTTGCAGTGTCGCAATACACAGCTGTAAGTTTAAACGGCACATTGATAACCTCAGACAATTTCTTATCTGGCTGAGTGATGGCGGAAAAGAATTTGATTTTATCATCTTCTGTTTCCATCACATAGTTTGTCCACATGGAACCCTCTACGCTCTGAGCGTGTGCTAACTGCATTGCAAATGTCTCTTCTGGTAATTCTACTACTGCCGGCATGTTGTCTGTGTTTGTGTTTTCCATTTTAATTTTCTCCTTTATAATGTGATGTTATTCTACGATTGTTGCATGAGCAATAAACTCGCTTATCGGGCACTTCATCAGCACCTCAGTTGTCTTACTGTCAATAATGATAACGTTATCGCTAGTAATCTTGTTGCGAATAAGGTAACGACGTGCGGCGTGACTGTTCAGCGCCAATCCCTCAACGGTGTGCGCACGCTGTACCATCTGGCCGTCCTCTCCCATCTGCATAAATACAATGTTCGTGTACGGTACTTTTCTTGTGATAAACTTCTTCATGTTTTCACCTCCTTTGCTTTCGCACCTTTATATTACCAAAAAATTATGGAATAAATATGTTAATTTTGTGTGAGAATATGTGATATGCTGAATTATGCGATTTTACGAAAATGAAAATATACTGTTTACAAATGCTGATTTACGTGTTATAATATAAATGTAGTAAAGGTAACCCCTTAAAGGAGAAAAGAAATGCAATATACTACACTTAAGGAATACACATATGAACTTCATATGAAAGAAAGTATCGATGTTGTTGCTGTATTTTATCACGGTATTAACATTCTCTCAGGAACTCCAAAAGAAATATTTGAATGCGTTACACCTAGTATCGTTGTAAAAGAAGCAAAACGCATAAATCGACCCTATCATAAAATGATTATAATAGGAATCGATATTGATGAAAGTGAGGTGCAAGAAAAAATGAAAAAGAGAATATTACATTGACGGCGAACAAGTCACGAAACACACATACTTCAAATGTTTAGAAGACGATGTATTTAAATACTGGCAAAATGAACCTCACAATTGGACATGTTTTGAAGGCTATTATGGTTATGTTAAACAAAAATAAGAAGCGGAAGCAAATACAGCTATGGTCATACTTTCTGGAGCGAAGCAATAAGATGAAATTATTGAAATACGCATTATGGTTTATCGCTGAAACAGTAATTATATTACTGTTTCTAGCTTTGTGGTGGAGATAGAAAGGTGGTGATACCATGGAGACATATACCAGTATTAAATGCGGATTAAGAGCAAGGATTGAAGGTCTTGAAATGATGCTTGATATGTATGAAAAAGACAATCCAATGCGTCACAACATAATGATTCGCATAGATGAGTGTAACAGACTGATGCGGGTACTTACGATTTTAGAAAATGATAAGGAGAATGAAAATGAATTGGGAAAATGATAACACAGAAATTGCAAGACTGAAAGAAAAGGTAAAGAAGCTAGAAGTATCTTTGAATTATGTAAAGACGCACTTAGAAGCAGAACGCGATTATCTGGAAAGACTGGAAGGCGAATTTACTGAACTTAACTTGGATTATGCTTTCTATATAGAAGAGTATGAAAAAACAAAAAGCGTAATTTTAAGAAATAAAACACTTGAGCAACGGTTATCGAAGCAAAGAGAAATTATTAAACTGGCTTTAAATAAACTTTACGGGAAGGATGATAATAATGGAAATTATATGTGCCGCAATTGTCAGCTGTGTAGGGATATTTGCTATTACATGTATTGCGATACTGACAGTGTGGAAAGGTGATGAAAGATGAAACGCATTGACGTTGAACGCAAAGCGATTGATATTTGTAATCAGTTGGATAGTAAACATTCATTGCTAGCAAATTACATGATTACAGATAATCAAAAAATCATATTCCATACAAGGCATAGACGCATATCAGAATATGTGTGTGCCAGTGAAATCATGTTAGATGATTTCATGATTATGCACAAAGAAGATTGCGTGTGGCAAATATCGAAACATCATACTGATGAATTACTAAAATGGATGAATTTAAAATAATAAGAATGTAATGTTAACCCTGTTAACTTTATCTCAAAATTTGCTATAATAGAGCACGACGTTTTGTCGCTCTGTATAGCATAGAAAAATTTGTTCTCCTCTGGCATGGCTGTTTGTAGCTGTG